TAGCCGCTGCCGGGCGGGTGATCTCGGCAAGGCAGAGGTCGTAGATCAGCTCGGTGCGGGAGATGGCGGGGGCCGTGGGTGTGCTGGATGCCGTGCCCTGCAGCACCTGCAGGCTGGCGGCTCTGGCACCGGCATCATAGCGCATGACGATGCGGTCGATGCGGGGGAGAGACGGGTCGGCCAGTGCATGGTCAGGGTGTCGGCCTCCCGCTTGGTGATGGAGTAACCGGTGAAGCGGCTGGGGTGCACCCAGCCACGGCCCGCCCCAACGGTGATCTTCAGTCCGCCTGCGGCTGTCACCGGGAAGTCCTCAGCGGAGCTGAACACACCCGAGGCGCGGGCCGCAAGGTAGGCCGCCACGTCTGCGGCATCGAAGTCGAACCCGTTTGCAGGGTATAAAACGATTTTGCTCAAAAGATCATCTCCTTACTACAGCTTGCGCCAGACCGGCGTACCCAGCCGCACGGTGCGGGTGGTGCTGTCGCTCTGGCTTTGGGTGATGACATCGGCCACCCGGACGGTGGCCTTGTAGCCCAGCTCCGGGATGGTGCAGTAGGCCACATCCCCGGGGGAGAGCCCTTCGGCATCGATGGTCAGCTCGATGCTTCCGGTGCGGAGCTGTTCCAGCAGCTTGTTGGTGCCTCGGGCCATGAGCCGCTCGAGGTAGGCTTGGCTCTTGCTGGACTCACCCTTTTCCTCGTCCGGCTGCACGTCCCGGGCATCGACGTAAAGCTCCCGTCGGTTGGCACCGGTGGCATCCGTCAGGCCCACGGTGACGGTGGCGCGGGCCTCGCCCTCGCCAGCACCCTGCACCACGGCAACGTTGGCGTAGTCGCTGTCGCCAAAGGCCCACGCGGCCTGCTGCAGGTTGCCCCACTTTGTGCTGAACCTGTTGTTTGGGTCAGCGGTGGGCCGGTAGACCTCGAACAGCAGCTTTTTGTCTGCGTTCTTGCCTGCCAGCCGCACCCGGAAGCCCAGATCACAAGCAGCGCCGATGGTCATCAGGTAGTCCATGATGCTGCCGCCGGAGGTCTGTGCAGTGTAGGTGGTGTCGAAGCCCACAGCAGCACCCAGCTCCAGTTTGGGCCACGGCTGCATTGCACTGACCAGTCTGCGCATGGCGGCTTCGGCGTTCTCGTTCTTCACGATGGCGGTACCGGCTCGCTTTGTGAAGATCCACGTCCCCGGGAAGCCGGTGACCACCAGATTGCTGTCGGTGTTCTCGTTGCTCCGGTGGCAGATGCGCATGGGCACATCGCTGTCACTGCGGCGCAGCCAGCGGCCCTCCCGGAGCAGGGCGAGGTTCTCCTCGGTGGGTCTGACTTCCAGCGTCATGCTTCCCTCGGTGTTGTAGGGCTCGTCCCAGTAAAGGCTTACCCACACCTCCACCCGGCCCAGCCGGGCGAGGGTCAGTTCATCCAAAACGTCCAGTGTCACGAGATCACCTCCGGCAGAATACCGCTCACCATGGGATAGAAGCGCACTGTCACCTGCAGGCTGGTCTCGCCGCTGTCGGCGGTGGCCTTGAGTAAGTTGTCTCCCGGGGCCAGCTCCAGCAGGTCGCTGTCCTCATCCAGCAGGGAGAAGATATTCTCCTCCGTGCCGTCCTCCGTCCGCTTGACTGCCAGCTTGTCGGTGGTGGTGCGGTAGATCTCGATGACCTGCCCGGGGGTCAGGGTGGTCAGGATGCGGATGCTCTGGCCTGTGACGATGTTCAGCACGCACGGGTTGGCCACAGCGCCATCGCTCTTGAGGGTGGCCGTAAAGGGCACCGCCAGCGCCCCGGGGTTATAGGCATTCAGCCAGCCGATGGAGGTGCGCACGCCGAACCGATGGGGCTTGGAGTAATTGATGGGTAGCCTGAAGCTGGGCACAAAGCCGTTGATGCAGAAGCTCTGAGCCTGCAAGTTGTACCAGAAGGGTTTCGGGCAGAAGAGCATGAAGGCCAACACCGGGTAGGGGTGGATGCTCTTTGTGTAGGGGGTCTTGGAAAGCACAAAACGGCAGAAGAATCTATCCTCGAAATACATTGTGCCGCTGGTGAAGTAGGGTAGCTTTTCCAGAAGCAGGGCGGCATCCGCGTCGCCGTGGGGGCTGTGGCAGTGGATGATGAGCTCACGGCTCACCCCGGCCACACTCTGGCGCTCCACGCTCACGCCCACCTGGTTCACGCCCTGAGCGGTCTGCACGTCCACGTCCACGCCGTTGATGGGGTCGAGGGAGTAGGGCGTGCCGTAGGCCCACCCGATGTCGAGAGTGGCCCCGGCATCCGTGACCAGCTGCAAATGGTCTTTTCTGAATGGCATTGTGGAGCCCTCCTTTCATCGTTTCTGGGCCTTGGCCCGGTCGGCTTCCCAGCGTGCTTCCCGCTGGAGGTCTGCCGCCGTCTGGGCCTTGGAGTAGATATTTTGGTTGATGATGGTGTCGCCCTCCCGGTGGTAGCTGTTGGCGGCTGCGGCCACCTGTGCCGTGCCGGAAGCGGCTACGCTGCGAGAGATGGCCATGTTGTCCGACAGCACCAGAGAATTGGCCTGCCGAACCATTTCAGCCAGCTTGCTGTTTGCAGCCAGCAGGGCCTCGGTGTTGGCCTCCACAGCGTCGGTCAGGTCTTTGTCCGGGGTGGGGGCTGTCGGCGTGGTGGAGCCAGGTTTTGTGCCTGTGGTGGTCTTAGCGATGTCATCCAAGCTGCGCTCCACCTTTGCCTGGACCCCGTCCACATAGGTGGTCACGGTCTTGTAGGAGCGCTCCACGCCGTCCACCAGCTTGGTACCTGCCTCGGTGACGGTCTTGGTCACCCGCTGGGTGATCTTGCCGGTCTCGTCCTTCAGCTTCTCGGTGAGCACTTTGGTGGTCACGGTGCTGCCGTCTGCATTGGTGGTCTTGCTGGTGTCGGTCATGCTCTCGATGACCTTCTGGGAGTTGGTGGAAGTGCCAGAGCTGGGGTTGTTGGCGGCTTCCTGCTGCTTTTTCCGCGCCTCCTGCCGGGCCTTGCGGTCGGCAGCGATCTTGTTGGCGTAGTCCCAGGCCGGATTGCTGATGTAGTCTATGGTGCCGCCATAGAGCCACGCGACACTGTTATAGGCCGCGATCAGGCCGTTGATGAGGATGACAAAGCCCTCGATGCCCGCCGCCACGATGCGCATCAGGCCCTCGAAGATGTAGCTCATAAAGTCCTCAACGCCCGCCCAGATGCTCTGGAAGCCGTTGGCGACCTCTTTGTTTTTGCCGCTGAAGTTCAGCAGCGCACCCACCAGCATCCCGATGAGGGAGATGACAAAGAGGATGGGGTTTGCGTCCATGGCGGTGTTCAGGGCAATCTGGCTCGTGGCTGCGCCGGCTGCGGCGGGCACGAACTGCGCCACCAGCCCCATGGCCAGCTGAGAGAGGTTCCCGAACACGCCGGAAAGGGCGCTGCCCAGCTGGTTCAGGGCCCCCATGGCTACCGCCTGAATCTGGCTCTGCTGCTCCTTGGTGCAGGCCTGCCAGAAGTAGGAAGCCGCCCACAGGCCCAGGCTCTCGAGGTCGCCATCCTTGAGGGCCATTGCCAGCGTCTCGATGGCCCCCAGCGCATCCGTCTGGATGTCAGACTGGATCTGCGCCCAGCCCTCGGTGAGCTTGGTGCGGAGCTGGGTGGTCAGCAGCTCACCCACGCTGCCGTACTGGGGCCCGGCATCCTCGATGGTTTTTGCCACAGTCTGTGTGCCGTCGGCGGCGATGGTGGTCACGGTCTTGACCGTGTGCTGCACGCCCTCGATGACCTCAGTGCCGGTGCTGGTGATGACCCGCTTGACCTGCTCACTGCCGTCTGCCAGCGTCTCTGTGGTGGTCTGGGTGGTGACCTTGGCCCCGTCCACGAGGGCCGTCTGGGTCGCGGTGACCGTAGAAACTACGTCACGAACGGCCTCGATGCTCTGCGTGACCTTCTTTGTGCCATCTGCCGCTGTAGTGGTGATGGTCTTAACGTCCGAGAGGACCCCGTCCACCATCTGACGGCTGGTTTCGGTGACGGTCTGCTTCTGCTGTTTCGTGCCGTTTTTCAGGGTCTCATGGACCGTTTCGGTGGTACGGGTGACCCCGTTCTCAATCTGCGTGCTGGTGGAGGTAATGGAGTTCACTACCTCAGATGCAGCCTTTTTGGCGGAAGAACTGGCCTTTTTCGAGGATGCGGAAACAGCACTGGCCGCTTGCTCAGTGGTCTTTTGTGCAGCTTTGGCCTCTTCTTGCAGTTCCGTCCAGCTCTTGGTGCTGATGCCTTGCCCGGCCTGGGCTGCCTTGTGCCGGGCCTCCCGGTTGGCTTTGGAAGTGGCCGCTGCAGCCTGTGCATCCTTGTCTGCTTTGTAGTCATCGTAGCTGGAAAAGCCGGTATACCCATCCTTCCCGAGAAAGCTGTTCAGCTTGTAACTGAGCTTGTCAAGCCAGCCGATGGCCGCCCCAATGGCGCTCTTTGCGATGTTCGCCACAGCCTGAAAGGCCCCGTCCACGATGTTCCGGAAGGTCTCACTGGTCTGGTAGGCAGTCACAAGGGCCGCTGCCAGAGCAGCCAGAACAGAAACCACCAGCCCGACGGGGTTGGCTTTCAGTGTTTTGTTTAGGACTTCCTGTGCGATAGCCAGGCCGGTCGCACCATTTTGGGCCGCATCCTGTGCGGCGGCAAGGGCTGTGGTGGCTGCCGTCTGTACTACAGTGGCGGCAGAGGTGGCGGTCAGGTAGCCCTTGTAGGTCAGAAATGCAGCGCCGACAGAGGTGACGACGGTGATGACCAGACCAATGGTGTCTTTCAGTTTGGTCAGCTTCTGGTCATCCTCCGTGATGGAGACCACCAGCTCGTTGGCCTTGACGATGAGGTCGCCGAGAGCCGAGAACAGGCCGTCAGTCAGTTTGCCGGTAAGGGCAGCCACGTTGTCCTGCAGGGTAGACAGCCGCCCGCTGAAGTTCTGGCTGGCTTCCAGCATACCGTTGTAGAACTGCCCGCCTTCACTGGTGGCGGCTTCCACAGCGGCCTGCAATTCCTCAAAGCCCACCTTGCCGTCCGAGATGCGCTTGTACAGGTCGGACATGCTTTCGCCGGTGGCCTCGCAGATCTGATTGAGCGGGTTGAAGCCCGCGTCGATCATCATGTTCACGTTTTCCAGCGTGACCTTCTGGGCGCTGGACATCTTGCCATAGGCCCGGACAAGGGTCTGCATCTTGTCTGCGTTGCCCAGAGAAATGTCGCCCAGCATCTGCAGCACGTTGGTGGTGTCGTCTGCCGCAATGCCAAACTGCAGCAGGGTCTGGGTGCCCTCAGTCAGATCAGAAAGGGTGAATGGTGTGGATGCTGCCATTTTGCGGATCTCTTCCAGCTTTTCGGCGGCAAGCTGTTCGTCACCCAGCATGACCTTGAAATTGGTGAGGTAGCTCTCCATGTCCCGGTTGTAGGACAAGCCGCTCTTCACCACGCTCATCAGGGCCTCGGCGGCTTTCTTAGCGAAATCGGCGATCATCTGCCCGGCAGCCACCGTCCACTTATTGACGCTCTGCTCTGCCGGGTCGCTGTTCAGCCGGACATCACCCGTAATACTGAAATCAGCCATTGGGGGCGCTCACCTCCTCATCATCGCCATGCCTGAGCCGCTGCAGGAAGGCGGCATTGTGGTCGGCCACCGTGACTGCCGTCCGGGTGTGCCGCAGTTCTTTGGGCAGGGCAAAGGTCTCCTTCAGGTCCTCGTACTGCTGGCGCTGCCTGCCCTCCATGCCGGAGGTGTCCATCGTGCGCCAGGACATGATCTTCGCCATGGTGGTTTCCTCCGGCAGCCCCCGCAGCAGAGCCAGAAACCGCCACCAGTGGATGCGCTCTGCCGTAAGGTCGATGTGGTAAGCCTGCTGAAAAGCTGCGGTCAGATAGTCCGCGTCACAGGCAAAATCCATGGCAAGCTCACCGGACCCGCTGCCTTTGCCGCCGGAACGTCCGGGCGGGTCGGCCCCGTGGTAAAAGCGCAGTAAACTTTCATAGGCCTCCGGGGCCAGCTGGGGCGGGATCGGCTCCCGGTAGAAGCGCCGGAACGCTTCCTGCGCAAAGGCAAGGGTGTCCTTTTTCTCCCGCTTGCGCTGATACTGGTTCGACAGCCAGACCATGGGCCGAAAGTCCGGGTCGATGGCGCGGCCCTCCCACTCGGTAGGCAGTGGTTCCAGCAGGATGTCAGCCATGATGACGGCGGCGCTTTGCCTTGCGCCGCTGCTCACGGTTCAGCTGAGGAGCCAGAAGGCTGGGGTCAAACTTCTGCTTTTCCTGATTGGCAGCCCGGGTCAGTTCGGTCATCACGGTAAGGGCCTTGCCCAGGTCGTTGCCGTCCAGCCCCAGAGAAGCCGCAGAACCTTTGCCCAGCACATCATCGACAAACGCTTCCACGATGCGGCACTGGCCGCGGATACCCTCGGCATAGCTCATGTTAGGGGTCTGCTGTACACGCTGACGCTCGGCCTCCTCGGCCTTTTCCAGCTTTGCCTTTGCCTGCTCCAGCCGCTCGATATCGTTGGCGTTCAGGCTGGAAAACGCAAATTCCTTATCAAAGATCTTCATGGTCGTCTCCTATCAAAAAAGCCCTCGCCGGTCAGGACGAGGGCACAGAGCTACGGGCAGGATCAGCCTGCCGCAGCGGTAGAATAGTCGAACTTGGCAGGGGTGCCGATGCCCTTTACATCGCAGGCAAAGGTGGCGATTGCGCCGGCAGAGCCGCCCACATCGCTGGTGACGATGAATGCGGCTTCACCCTTCTCGCCCTTGCCGGTGCGCAGGGAGAAATAGATGTAGGGCAGGATGACGCTCTGGCCGAAGCCATAGATCATCTCGTGGCCCAGAATGAAGTCCTGGAACGCATCGCCCTTGCAGCGGTCGCCGTTGATGGCGAGGGTGCGCTGAACGCTGCCCTTGGTGGTAACGGGGCCGGTGCGGATGTAGGTATTGTCAGAGGTGGAAGCGTTCAGTGCGCCGCTGTGCTCCCGCACATGGTCGGCACAGACGGTCCAGTCCTTAACGGCATCCTTCTTGCTGGCCTCGGTGCAGATGGCCAGCACAAAGTCATCGGTGTTCTCGATGCCCTTGTAGTCGGCGCTGGGGGTGATGCCGGAGGCGGTAACAGCTTCAGTAACAGTCATGTTGAAACTCCTTTCGGTTGGTAATAAACGAGCCGGAGCTGCATCTGCATTTTGCAGCTTCCGGCGCTGCTGGTAACGATATAGCCCGATGCGGTGACCGATACGCTGAGGGGCTGCTTTGGGGCTTCCAGCTGGGGCAGGTCATGCCGGTCATTCTGGGCAAGCACCCAGTCGGCCAGCTGCTCAAAAAAGCCGCTGTTGGCGATCTGGGTGCTCTGGGCCTCGCTGTATTCCCGGCGGCTCAGGAATACATAGCTTTTGGCCATGTTCCTGCCGGAGAAATAAGTGGTCAGCACAGGGTCTGTGGGGGAATCCTCAATGGAAAACTCGGCCACCGGCTCCGGGGAAAGCCCGGAGATACGGAATGCTGCCCTGTTCTCGGTCTGCTCTTCGGCGATGAGAGGGCAGGTCTTGAGCCACTCCCGCATGGCCGTGATGGTGGCTTTCTCGCTCATAAGTGGCCCATCCCTCCCCAGAACATAGTAACGGCACGGGTCGCATAAAGGGCCAGATGCTCTCCCATGTCTGCAAGCGCCCGCTGGCCCCAGTAGGAGCCGCGCAGACCTTTGTACTTGTCGGCTTCCTGCCCACGTTCTTTGTTGCCCATGAAGGTACGCAGATCACTGCCCTCGGCGTGCAGGTAATACTGCTTGCGGGCGTAAGGGGTGTTGTACACCAAAAGGCCCTCGTCATACTTGGAAGCAGTCTGCACGCTGTTTTTCAGTGTGCCGGTGTCCAGCGGAACATAGCTGTCGATGAGCCGGGCCGCTTCCTGTGCCATGGCATACTGCGCTTTTTGCAGGGCAGCAGTCTTTTCGGCACCGAAGTCAGGCCGCCAGGAAAGCTGCATCTGAACGCCGTCCACCTTGTAGCGCAGGCCGTAGGGCTGATCAAAAACAGGCTTGCTCATTTCCTCAGCTCCCCTCTACATGAAAATGCGGCAGCAGCGGTTCCCGACAATCGGAGACCGCCGCCACCGTGCAGCAGATGTGTGTTTTCTCGAGGGCGGCATACTCGGCCTCGGTCAGGCTGCGGACAGCGCCGCAGATGAGTTTGCCGCCCCGCTTGAGCGTCCAGTGTGCCGCCTTTTCCCCGGGCGGGAGCTTTGCCCACTGGAAATAGGGCAGGTAGCCCGCCGCAGGGGGCAGCCGGACGTGCACCGTCCGCTGGGGGTCGCCGCCGGAGGTGTCCAGCTTCTCCCGCCAGCTGCACCCGGGGATGACGTGGCAGACAGGCCGGTCGGTCTCGGTGGCGGTGTCGTGGATGAGGTTCACAACGGTAACGCTGCACTGCATCAGAAGCACCCCCGATACAGCAGGCCGTGGGGGTCGCTGCCCAGCGCGTTGGAGAGGATGCTCTGCGCTTCCGCTGCAAGCCGCTCGGAAAGTGCCCCGCTGGCGAAGGTGACGGAGTAGCCATCGTTGGACACGCTGGAAGCCCCGGGTACGGCACAGGCGCTCTGTGCGGCGCTCATGGCATCGACGATCTGGACGCAGGCATCGGCCAGCAGGGCGGCGCACCCGGCACAGGCCCTGGCGTGGGGCTCTGCCCGGCCAAAGGTGTGCCGGTCGATGAGCCGGGAAGCCCGGGCGCACAGCGTGTCAAAGGCAGCCTCGTCCAGCGTGCCGCCCGCTGTCTGGTACTGCTCATAGGTGCAGTAAAGCATGGTGGCCTCCTTATGCTGCGACAGCCGCAGCGGTCAGGAATGCGAACGGAACCTTGGAGCGGTCGGCGTTCATGCGGGTGGCGGGGTTGGGCAGTGCCCAGCCCATACGCATCACAACGCGCAGGGCCACCATATCCTGCTGGGCCAGATTGTAGACGATCTCCTTGGTGGAGGGATCCTGAATCACGCCCTGATCCAGCAGCTTCACGGTGACATCCTGACGGATGGAGTACGCCAGCTTCTTGAAGTTGCCTGCGATCAGCTGGGCCTTGGAAGCGTCGAAGCCGCCGTTCTCGGGGAAGTACATGGGCGCACCGTCCAGCGCGTAGGTGGTTGCACCCTGCATATCGGAGCGGAACAGCGGGCGGCCATTGGTATCCAGCAGGCCGCGCAGCTCTGCCTTGGCGGTCAGGTCGCCCACCACGGCATCAACGCCGAAGCCGCCAGCTTCGACCTTGGAGAACAGACCATCCTTGCCCAGCAGCTTGGTGTAGTCGATGGGGCCGGTGACCTTGTTCTTTGCGGCAAGGGTCAGCACGTCGGTCGTCCACTCGGTGGGACGGTCACCGCCAAACAGGATGGCGTTGTCGATCTTTGCGCCCATGGCCTCACGGACGCGGGGCTGTACCTCGCCCATGATGTCAAAGGAGGAATCTGCCAGAACGGCCTCGGGCACAGGAACGATGACAGCCAGCTCTGCGGCGGTCATGTAGACGTTGTCCCATTCCTGCTTGCTGGTTTTCTTCATGCCGGTATCACCGTTGACCCAGTATGCCAGAGGCAGCATGGACAGGACGGGGATCTTGGTCTGGTTGGAGGTCATGTTGGCAAGGCGGGTGCCCAGCTGCATCACGATGGAGCTCTTGGGCACATCCTGCTGGATGGTGTTCACCAGCTGCTCCCGGATCAGGGCCTCAGCCTTATTGCGGGCGATTGCATCAATAGCCATAATAATCAACCTTTCTGGCCGAATGCTGCGCGGAATGCAGCATTTGCGGCCTCATGTGCGTTTGCGGGCTGGCCGGGTGCGCCGGTCGCCGATGCGGAAAACTGTACCATGCCGCCGTCCGGCAGAATGGCGCTGGGGTCTGCGGCCTTGAAGGTCTTGACATAGTCATCAAAGCCCAGGATCTCGCCGTCCTTCATAGCAAAATTCTGGGCCTTTGCCTCGGCAAGAAATGCCTTGCGGGCGCTCTCGCTGGAAAACTTCAACCCGGCGGCCTTGCGTTCCAGCGCGTAGCCCTTTTCGAGGGCGGCTACCTGGCTGGCAGCGTCAGTCTTGGCCTGCTCCGCCTTAGCCTTCCACTCGGGGTCGTAGCCCTCCAGTTTGCCGTTTGCAGTGTTCAGCTGCTCGGTCAGGGTGGTCTTTTCGGCCTTGAGGGTCGTAATCTCGTTGGCCTTCGCCGTGATGTCAGCACCGTGCAGGTTCATAATGCTGTCCAGCTGTTCCTGCGTGATGCCGGGGATGATCTTACTCACATCTTCACGTTTCAATGTTGAGTGCTCCTTTCTGGTCAATATGAAAAATAAATCCGTTCGGTTTGGTAACGCGGTTCGCCGTCCGCATGGATTCCGGGCAGGGTACGCGCCGCCCGCCGCGATGGTGCCGTCTGCCGGAATCGAACCGGCGGCCTGCTGCTTACAATGCAACTGCTCTGGCCAATATGAGCTAAAACGGCATGAAAAAACCACTATGGAGCCGTTTCGGGGTTCATAGTGGTTAAATAGCGGTTAAAACGTGAGGTCTTCGTTAATGACGGTAGTTTTTGATATAGATGAAAAACATCCCAATCAGAAAAATGCCGCCGCCCATTGCAAATTGCACAATACCACGGGCAAAATGAAATGCGCAGACATTGATGAAGTTCTGCATAACGCTATACCTCCTGAAAATGGGCAAAAGAAAACCACCGTCCGGGTGGATGGTGGTTAGTAATCACGGAAAGGGCAAGCTTCACAGATTTTCTTCCAGTTCGGCTTTACCTTGAATCGGGCGGGGATGCTGCTTTCAATGACTTCCTGATTTTCCATGCAGTCAACCGGATCAGTCCAGTCATCCACAAGGGGACATTTGACACTTGCAGCTATGCCGTTTTTATCTAGTCTGTACTCCACATCACCCAAGAAGGCCATTCTTTTTCATCTCCTTTATCAGTGATTTCAGATTTTCATTATACTCCGATGAACTGTATGTGGTTCGAATCTCATTCTTTTCGGCGTTAACATAAACAGCTCCGTTTTCACCGTAGTAACGCTCAAATTGACCGTTCCAAACGGTGACGGAGATTTTTGCATCCCGGATGTACTGTTTGGCTTGCGCCTCAGTGACCCCATGCGAACGTTCTTTGTTGACATGGTTTCCGTCAAAAGTCAAGGAAGCAATATCAATCTTGGTCGGTTCAAGATGAATGACTGCAGCTTTCGGCAGCTTTGCAGCAGTACGAAGATTTTCTATAATTATAGCATCTTTCTTCTGCTTTTCATAGGCTTTAAATGCCCAGCTTGCCTGGCTGCTTTGGCTTCTGCCAAACCCGGCAACACTGGTGCGGGCGCTGTTGGCTCTGCCGCCGGTGGCGCTGATAAAGTCAGCCAGCTCCTGACGGGCCTGCCTCAGCTTCACCGCGCTGGCGGTGGTGTCGGCCCCGGCGGCATCCTCGGCCAGATACCGGCGCTTGTACTTGCGCACGGTGCGCTCCCGGGCCCGCTGCATCTGGCTGATCTCGTACCGGGTGTATCTGCCGCCGTTGTACTCGATGTCCCGGGCGTTGAGGGCTTCCAAGCTCTCCTGCGTCCATGCAGGCGGTGCACCCAGCTCCGGGAAGATGGAAAAGAAGGTATGACGGCAGTTCCAGCCGCACAGCCCTGCTCCGGTGCCGTAGCCGGTGGCGGCCTCGAAGTCCGGGTAATGCTTGCCCATGTAGTCCACAGCGCCGCCCCGGTGGAACTGCCTGCCCTGCCACTCAGCGTGGGAAGGCCGTGCCCCGCCATGGGCCGTGGTCTCGAAGAACTCAGCTCCCATCTCATCGGCCCGGGCCAACTGCAGCTTTGCACCGGTCTGGTTCACGCCAGTCAGCACCGCCCGGCGGGCGGCTACTTCCAGTGTGTCGGTGTGGCCGGTGGGGTAGGTGACGTACTTCATGGTGTCGGCCAGACTGTCCACCGCGCTCCTGATGGCGCTCTTGTAGTCGAACGCACCGCTGCTCACCTTGAGATGGGCGCGGTCGAGGGCGGCTTCAAACTGGCCGCTGACGGTGTTGGCCGTGGTGGCAGTCAAGTTGTGGAAGGTCCCCGCCGTCTGCTGGTAACCCGCATTGAGTAGGGCCTGCAGGGTGGCATTGTCGGCAAAAGGCGTGGGCTCCTTGCCGTAGTGATAATAGATCTCGTCCTCGGCTTCCATGGCCCGGGTGGCCGCTTCCTGCATGAGCCGCCGGATCTCGGCTTCGCTTTTGCCGGTGTAGCGGGCCAGCTTCTTTACCACGTCCTGCCGGAGGGCTTCGGTCTGTTCATACCGCCAAAGCTGCCAGTTGGCCGTGGGGGTCAGGCTCTCCATTTTGGAGATGCGCCGGGCCACGTCCCGCAGGATATCGTCCTCGACCTGCTGCCAGAGCAGCACCAGCCGGTCGGGTGCGTAGTCGAGATAGTCCGGGGCCAGCATCAGCCGCCACCGCCGAAGCTCAGCTCAGGCTGCCGGTTCTCGTCAGCGGCTTCCTGCGCCAGCTTGCGGGCTTCGTCCTCGCTGTATCCCTCAAACTCCACCAGATACCGCCAGAACGGGAACTTCCCGGCGGTAACGTATCCCCAGAACATCTGTTTGCGCTCCTTGGGATCTGAGATAATGGAATCGTCGAAGTCGAATGTCACAGTGCACTCACCCGGCAGAGGAACCGGGATGCCGCTGCGCCATGCGGCATCCAGCAGGATGTTCACGGCATAGACAAGGTCTGTGATGGCTGTACCGAGGGCACGTTGCAGGTCTTTGACGGTGGTATAGCTGCGCTGCTTGCTGGAGCGGATCTCCTCGGCGGTCTTGTCCACGTTCTGCGGGTCAGACAAAGTGCCATAGGCAAGGCCGCACTGAAATTCGATGCGCTTGAGCATGGCATCCAGCCCTTTGCGGTAGCTCTCGTCCCGCAGTGTGGGGGCAAATACCTCGTAAAGGTTCCGACCACCGGAGACGCTGCCATTGATCCAGTTGCGGTAGAGCCGCTGTTCCCGCAGAGGCATCGTGGAACTACCGTCAGGACCCGGGCGCAGGGCAGTCTGGTCTACATCGAGGGCCAGCTGGCCGCCGCTGTACTCCCAGAGCAGTGCACCATACTGTTCATCTGCATCCCGGATAATGTCCACTGCCGGAGCGTACACGCTGACACCCAGCGGAGAGTGCCTGTCAGCGACGTTGCCTTTGGGGGCCTTGAAATAGCCCCACAGCGGCCTGTCCACGCCAGTGAACTCCGTATGCGGGGCCAGTGCAGCCCACTCGACAACGTCGGTCAGAGGAACTTCAATGCCGATATCAGCGCTTGTCATGGAACGGAACGCCTTGACGGTGACGGTGTATTTTTCGCCGGAAAACTCGTGATTTTCCAGCCGGGTGTAGATACGTCCGCCCCGCACCAGATGATCGTAAAAAATAGCCCCGGTCATACGTCCGGAGCTGTCAAAGCGGGTGGGGCAGAAGCAATCTCCCTGCACCACATCGATCTGGATGTGACCCTCAGGGTCGAGATAGGGCCGGAACAGCACTCCGCCCAGAGCACAGCCGTATTCCACGGGAATGCGCAGGTCGGCAATAAAGGGCTTGAGCAGCTCGTTGATGCTGTCTGCCCGGGCACTGCCGGAGACAAGGCATTCCATTTCCAGCGTGGTCAGCCGGGCCAGCTCGGCGGCAATGCTCTGGGGCAAGCCCAGACTGTGTAGCGGGTCTTTGCCGCCGTGACACCATGGGCCGCCGGTATCGTACATCTGCGCCCAGAGGGTGATGGCACTCTCCATGGGGGCAGACACGCTGACGTTGATGGGAGTGTCCTCCCCAAACCAAAGCCGGGCCTTCTCCCGCAGCCACGAAAGCAGCTTGTCAAACATTACTTGGCTCTCCAATCTGCCCAGCGGATGAGCGGGGCGAATATCGTGTAACAGAAATAGCGGATATCATCCATGGCGTGGTCGTTCTCTTTAACGACCCTGTCCTCTTTGGCCTTGTCGTCCCACGAGTACAGGCCGAACTCCCGGCGGGAATCGGTGCAGCTTTCATGGATCCGGACAAGTCCGGCCTGCATCAGGGAAGCCACGCAGCGGATGCCGTTCAGAACATCGTTGTCTGCGGGGATGACCTGATACCTGCCGTGCCGCCGGATGGTCTCGATAAAAGATGCGGCAGACGGGTCTACGCACACGGCCTGAATGTAATAGCCTTTTGTGAGCCGTTCCAGCTCGGCGTAGTGCTCCTCGTCGGTGCGCTGCACCCGCTGTTTGCGGCTGTCGAAATAACTCTCCCTGATACGCAGGGCCTTTCCTTCATGTATAACCCACAGGCCCATGGAACAGGGGTTGTGGGTGCCGTAGTCGATGGACACATAGAACCGTCCGTCCACACCTGCCGCGCTGCCGTGGAAGAGATAAGGATCCGGGCAGAGCGAAAAGAAAGGATAGATCAAACCAGACGCGTTGCACCAGTTGCCCAAAATGAAGCGGTCGTAATAGACAGTCCCGGCCAGCTCGTGCTTCAAGTGTTCCACGAACTCCTGCGGGAGAAAGGGGTTGTCGTCGATGGTGGAGGTCTGGCAGAAGATGTCCACCTCGGGGTCATCGATGAACTTTTTGAGAAAATGCTCCTGACTGTCCGGGTTCGCTGTGCCGTCGAAGTGGGAATGAGGACAGCGCAGGCGGGTCTTGAGCATCTGGAACACGTCTTCATCCCAGGTGGTCATCTCATCGCCGTAACCGTACTCGATGGTCATGCCCTGAATGCGGGCAACGTGTTTTTTGCTGTCCGCGCCCAGAATGTGGACCCGGCGGCCAAACAGCCGGGCAGTGTTGTCGCTGCTGATGGTTCCCACAAGGGCCTCGCCCCAGATCTCTCGCATGGGGTCCAAAACGTTCCGGCTGATGGTGCCCTGTGTGTTGCCCAGCATTACCGCTGCGCCCTCACCCCGCAGAGCCAGAAGGCGCTGGGGAATGACCACGGCATAGTCCAGCCAGCTCTTGCCGGAACCGGTAGCCCCAACTTTCAGGTTCCACCGGTGTGAACAGGAAGCAAGATATTCTTTCTGCTTAGTCGATAACACTGTCTACTCCTCCCAGGATCTTGCGGGCCTCGGCCAGCTGATCAGAGGCATCGCCGGACACGCCGTTGAACATTCCCAGGTGCCGCCCTAACAGATCCAGGGCTTTCAGCTTGTCGGCCAGCTTGACCTCCTGCTCCAGACCGTCCTCTCCGAAGGTCTTGACCTTGACCGACTGCACAGCAGCCAGATCGTCCGGTGCGGCATCGCTTTTCAGGGAAGCCGTCCTAGCATCGATGAGGTCGCCCGCGTTGACGAACGCCACCTTGGCCAGCTCGCGCACCACCCGGTCAGCGGACACGCCGGTGCGGCGGCTCTGCTCGGCCTGAAGCTGTGCGATGCGGTTCTGGATACTAACATTCGCTAACAGCCGTGCCGCCTGCTCGTTGGCCGTCTTTGGGGAGTATCCGGCACGGATGGCCGCCTGGGTCGCGTTCAGGTCGATCATATATTCTTCACAGAACCGCGCCTGCTTGTCAGTCATCCTCACCACCTCTCTCGTCGTCAGGGTACAAAAAAGCCGCCCCGGGACAGCCCGGAACGGCAAGTGTGATCTTTGAAAGCAGCCCGCAAAGCACAAGAAGGAGAAAAATGCTGTTAAGCGGCAAAAGGTCCAAAAGGAGCAATTCATTATGGAGGTACTCAGGAGGCTGCTTTGAAGCGGCGCACCGCTTTGCGCGGTTCCGCTTGTACCCAGAATATCACAAATGGGGTGTTTTGCACATGGATGCAGGATGGATGTGATGTGGAATCATTCCAGTGTATCCCAGAGCAGAGCCAGCCGCTCACAGCCCCGGCGGATGATCTTTGAGACCTCGGAATTTTCGCACAGCCCCAGAGCTTCCACGATGGCGGGCTGGTGCTTGTTCTCGATGTAAAACATCCGGATGCAGTCACCCTGTCGGACGGTCTCGGGGTCTACGGCTCCGGTGTAGGCCCTGCAGGTGGCATTCATCCTCAGCAGTGCAAGGCGCTGCTCCATCTGCTTCAGCTCCCGTTCCTCTGCATCCAGCCGGGCAACGGCATCTCCGACCTTATCACCGGAACTTCCGCCCGTGGGCATTCCGTTCAGGCTCTGGGTGCATTTCTCGGCAGCATCCCGGATGCGTTGGATCTTCTGCTTCTGGGCCTTCACGGCGGCAGCACCGTCCCGGCACTGCTGGAACCATGCCTTGACCGTTTTGTAATCCGTCATCCCCACACCTCCACACGCACGAACACACCGCAGGGGTCCGACCAGAACTTCTCCACGATCTCGCTGCACACCTGGGCATCATCGTGCCAGAAGTGCAGGCGGGTCATCTCGTCCTTGAGGGCCTTTTCCAGATTGTCGGTGTCAGGTTTGGAGGTGCGCCAGCTGCCGTCCGGGCGGCCCTCGGGGGAAAAGCACCACTTGACCACCAGCCGCACTGGCTTCCCGGCGGGCACGGGCTGATCCGGTGCATGGGGTGCCAGGTAGGCGTGGAGCTTGGCCCGGGCGGCTTTCAGTTCGGCGCTGTCGTGGAGCACGGCACAGGGCTTGCCGCCCTTCATGTAGGCGTGCAGCTCCTTGGCGTTGTGGGTGGTGGTGGGCGGCTTCATGGGCAGGAAGAATTGAGCAATGGGCAAAAATTGCACGTTCGTTTCACCTCGTTCTTTCTTTTTTATTCGGCTAACGTGATGGGGAGGGTTCCCCGGAGGGATGGGGGCTGTGTTCGCCCCATCCTCTGGGAGACCCCATCACACACGGACGGATTTTGTATATTATATATAGGCTATTTTCCGTCCCGGATTCGGAAAAATAGCCGCTATTTTCCGAAATCCGTAAGCGGATGCGGATTTGTGATAGCCGCTATTTTGCCATTTTTGTACTATGTGTAAAGCGAAATATTGCAGGTTGTAATTTACCCTGCGCTGCCGGGTTCTTTGCGGCCGATGTCCGCGCCGTCGATCCAGAAGCCGCCGTCCGCTTTCAAACGACGGCGTACAGTATCCGGTTTCAGCCCCATATATTCGGCCATGGAGTAGACCGTTACCTTGCCATCCATCATGCAGGCTTCAAAGGCGGTGTCCAGCTCGGCCTTTTTGTCCTTGCTGACTTTGTCCTTATTGCCCCAGCGCTTGGATGCGCCCCGGGTACCCAGTGACTTGTAATCGCTGTCCGGCTGCAGATCCTCCAGCAGGCCGGTGTCCGGCTTGTGGACTGGGTAGTCGAACCAGAGGTTCACAGGGTCGAAGCGGGCGAACTCGCGCAGGGTGCCCTCAATGCGCCAGGCGGTCATGCTGTCGGCTTTTTTCTGGGCGGCTGCGATCTGGGCATCGATGGCCCGCAAGTCGGCCATGCCAAGGTGTTCTTTGGCAATGGCCAGCATCCGGCTTTTGCTCAGGGCATCGTCTGGGCCGTAGGCATCGGCATGGCCGCGCTTGTCCAGCGTGGCCTTGAGCACCCGGCAGGCGGCCTTGTTGTGGAGCTGTTCCAAGATGGCATCGGTGGGGGTGAGCTCTGTCATATCCAGCATGGCATCCGGGTCACGGGCAAACACGCCGGAGCCGCTGGCGCGGTCCATGCTGCGCTTGCCGCCCTGGGCACCCTTGGAGTGGTGGTGGCAGTAGATCACGGCACAGTCCAGCGCACGGCAGACAAGGTCGAACTGGTTGCAGAACTTTGCCATCTGGTCGGCGCTGTTCTCGTCGCCGGTGATGACCTTGTAGATGGGGTCGAGGATGACGGCGGTGTAACCTTTCTTACCCGCCCGGCGGATGAGCTTGGGGGCCAGCTTGTCCATGGGGACGGAAGCACCGCGCAGGTTCCAGATGTCAATGTTCCGCAGGTTCTGCGGGGGCAGGCCGAGGGCAGTATACACATCCTTGAAGCGGTGCAGGCAGGAGGCCCGGTCCAGCTCGAGGTTGATGTACAGCACTTTGCCCTGGGCACAGGAAAAGCGACCCAGCCAGGGCGTGCCCTCGGCAATGGCGATACACAGCTCAATGAGAGCAAAGCTCTTGCCCGCCTTGCTTGGGCCTGCCAGCAGCATCTTGTGACCCTTGCGCAGCACCCCGGTGATGAGGGCATCGGCCAGCGGCGGCAGGTCGTCCCAGTCGTCAGCCAGACTTTCGGTTTCAGGCAGCTCATCGGTCTCGGCTTCCAGCCAGTCCCGCCACTCGTCCCAGCAGCTTTTGCCGATGTTGGTCTCCAGCAGGGTCTGCCGTTGGCTGCCGCGCAGGATGCCGGGCATCCGAGAAAGGCGGCTGGGGTTGCGGTTCTGCTGGTCGAGGGTCAGACCATTCTTCTGGCAGGCGGCATAGAGGTAATCCACCCGCTTGCGGTATTCGGTGTAATCCGGGGCATCCACCTTGACGATGGCGTGGACGCTCTTGCCGCCGGAGTAGACCAGGGCGGCACAGGGCAGCTCCAGCTGCTTGATGATGGCCTGCTGTCTGCCCAGATCCATGTTGTCGCATTCCACCAGAGCGTAGCGGTAGGCGGTGATATTGGCATCCTTGCGGCCCGTTCCGTCCACCGGATTGAAGCAGATCCACGCGCCCACCTCGGGGTCGCAGTCGCCCACCACCTTGCCGATGTCCCCGCCGCAGGTGTCCAGCTCTGCGATGAGCTGGCCTGCGGTGCGGTCCCAGCAGCCTCTGGTGGGGCGGCGGCGGTCGTCGGCCATGAAGCTCTCGGTCACATAGGCCACATGCTCGTCCTGCTCAAAGAGGGCCTGCAGGTAGCGTCTGAGCTGGTCAACTGGGTCCCACTGCTCAGGCAGAGCCAGGTCGTGGGATTCCACCCACCGGGGGTCCACCAGCTGCCCCTCCGTTCTGGAGGAGCCGGTGGTGAGCTCGTCGCCCCAGTCCAGCGCGTGGCCCGCGGGGCCGCTCCATCCGTGGCTGTAGGCCAGCTGGAAAATGCTGCTCTCGGTGACAGGCTTTGTGCTGCCGTGAAAGCTCTCCCACTTCCGGGCACACTCACCCTTGTGGTAGCGGCCCCCGTCCCGGGCGCTCCATGCTTCCCAGACGGTGACGGGCAGGCCCGCTTCCTTGAGGCCCATGCCCACCATCGTCCACTCCTCATAAGTCAGGGAGGCCGGGGAAATGAAGTCCAATGCTTCTTTGAGTTCGATCTCATCATTCATCTGCGTTACCATACATCCCATGTGGGTGTTTCAGGCGGGGCGGGCGGCGTATAGGTGCTTGGGGTAACACCCTTGGGCACACCCCGCCAGCCCTGGGCCGCAATGCGGTCGATCATGTGTTTGGCCTGCTCAAAACTCCATGTGCCCACATGCTGGAAGCCGTATTTTTCCAGACAGCGGATCTGTTTTGGAGTGGTGAGGCCTTCGTCCCGACGCTTGTGAAGCCGGTCCAGCAAAAGGCTGGCCTTGCCTGCCGATTCCACCGCATCCGGCAGAATGCCCAGCTTTTCGAGGGCGGTGGTCTGCTGTTCGGTGGGCGGCCCGGCTTCCCAGCCAAAGGCCGGCACATAGCCGGAGAGGTCCTCAGCCTGAATGCTCATTTCGTATTGGAGCGGGTCCACCAGCTTTGCCTTTTTGCGGCGCTGTTCGGCCAGCTGTTTTGCAAGGGCTTCCTCCCGCTGGGCCACCACGTCCTCGCAGGCCTGTGCGGCGGCTTCCTCGATGTCCTCGGGCGCACCGGTCTCTGCCAGATTTTCGGTCATCTGCCGGGCCACGGCCCTGTCCTCGCACACGAGGTCCGCCGGGCGGCAGAGCTTGTGCTTGTCGGTCATCCACAGAAAGTCAAGGAGCAACAGGTCGGTCTTGCCCTCGGCCAGACGTGTGCCGCGCCCCACCATCTGGCTGTACAGGCTGCGCACTTTGGTGGGCCGTAGCACCACCACGCAGTCCACGCTGGGGCAGTCCCAGCCCTCGGTGAGCAGCATGGAATTGCAGAGCACGTTGTACTTCCCGGCATCGAAGTCGGCCAGCACTTCCTTGCGGTCGGCGCTCTGGCCGTTGACCTCGGCGGCCTGGAACCCCTTGGCGTTGAGCAGGTCCCGGAATTTCTGGCTGGTTTTGATGAGGGGCAGGAACACCACCGTCTTACGGCCCCTGCACCGCTGCACCATCTCAGCGGCGATCTGCTCCAGATACGGGTCCAGCGCCGTGCCTAGTTCCCCCACGGCGTAGTCGCCGCCGCTGAGGGCCACACCGGAGATGTCCAGCTGCAGGGGAATGGTCTGGGCCATGATCTTGCACAGATAGCCCTCTTTGATGGCATCGGTCAGCTTGTACTCATAGGCCAGGCTGTCGAACACCTCGCCCAGGTTCCGCATGTCGCCGCGGTCAGGGGTGGCGGTCACACCCAGCACCTTTGCACCCTCGAAGTAGTCCAGGATGCGGCGGTAGCCGTCGGTGATGGCGTGGTGGGCCTCGTCAATGATGATGGTGCCGAAGTAGTCCCGGGGAAAGCGTTCCAGTCGGGCGGGGCGCTGCAAGGTCTGCACGCTGCCCACCACCACACGGAACCAGCTGTTCAGGCAGGTGGATTCTGCCTTTTCCACGGCGCTGACAAGGCCGGTGGAACGCTGGAGCTTGTCTGCCGCCTGTTCCAGCAGCTCGCCCCGGTGGGCCAGGATGAGCACCCGGTCCCCGGCACGCACCTGATCGGCGGCAACGGAGGCGAACACGATGGTCTTGCCGGTGCCGGTGGGCAGCACCAGCAGCGTGCGCAGACGGCCCTGCTCCCACTGGGCGTGGATGCTGTCCCGGGCAGCCTGCTGATAGGGACGCAGGGATTGGATGTTCGCCATCAGAATGCCCCCTGTGTCCAGCCCTGAGCGGGTGCGGCCTTGGGTTCCGGCGGCGGCAGGAAGCGGGTGACCTCGTTGCTCTGGCCGTTCTTGCCTGCGTTGGGGCCGCTCTGCTTGGTGTACTCCCGGATGCCCAGCTTGCACCAGCCCCGGGCACCTACCACCTCGTTCCAGCGGGGGCGGAAGGTCTCACCGCGCTTGCACTGGCCGATGCTCTCAAAGAAAGCACCCAGCAGGCCCTGGGTCTTGGTGTGGAGGTAGAGCCGGTCGGTGACGGTGGTGTCACCCTTGGCCCCGCCGAAGATCTTTAGGGTCAGCTTTGCCATGGAGCAGGGCGGCAGCTTGGCGCTGCCCTCAAAGCGGGCACGTTCCATGCCGATGACCTCAAAGGCATAATCGCCCTCGGGCAGGAGCACGAACTCCTGCTGCTCGTTGGTAAATTCGTCGTCCCAGCTCAGGGAGCGGTCGGTGTTCATGTCATTCATAAGTAAGTTCTCCTTTCAATTGTCAAAACGGCAGGTCACGGCTGTCCAGCACCATCTGGAGCACCTGGGGCCATGCGGCCACCAGACAGCCCTCTACGAAATCAGCCGGGTAATCCTTAATGGGCATATCCTCGGGGAAATAGCCCCGCTTGCCCACCACAGCCTGCAGCTCTTCCGGTGTGACGTTGTTTGCGCTCATCAGGGGAGCCAGCTTTTCCGGCACGCCCAGTGTGATCAGGTCGGGCACCAGCAGAGCTTGTGGCACCGTCTCGGCGGGCGGTTCCGGCTGCGGGGCGGGCGCGGGCAGGATGTCGGCATCCGGCTGGGGGCGCGGTTCCGGCCTCGGCTTCGGTGCGGGCGCAGGTGCGGTGCCGGGGATGTAGGCGGCGATGCCGGCGTAATCAAAAGGCATCTCGTCGGGCAGACCGAAGCGGTTCTTGGCATCCCAGCAGGGGTGATGGGTGGTGTACATGACCCGGCGGCCGCCGGTGACCTTGTTTTTTGCGTTGGGGGCACTGCTGCTTTTTTCCACCACGGTCTGATAATTGACAAAGAGCAGCATATCGCACCACTCCCGGATCAGCGGTTCCACCTGCTTGGTGGTCTTCATGGTCCAGCGGTCGTAGGAGCCAGCAGCGTCCGGCTGCTCGAACTTGGTGATGGCCGCGTGGGCAAGGACCAGAACATTGTGTCCGGTGTTCAGCACCTCTTCCAGCGCGTCCAGCAGCTTGCCGAACTCCTCTTTCAGGTAGGTGTAGCCCTTGCCGTAGCCAAAGCCCTCCAGCCCGTCCACCTTGGCCTTGGCGCAGACGGCATCAATGGCCAGCCGTTCGGCCCAGTCGGCGGTGTCAATGACCAGCGTGCCGCAGGGGATATTTCCCCTGCGCACCTCGGCTACCTCGTCCAGCAGCATGGCCCAGCTGGTGGGCTGGGGCAGGCGCTTGATGTTCAGCCGCTTGGTGCCGCCCTCGGTGTCGATGAACACCGGGTCCGGGAAGTGGGAGGCAAAGGTGCTCTTGCCGATGCCCTCGGGGCCATACAGCACGGTCTTGACCGGGGAATCCTGCACCCCGGCGGTGATGGCATACTTGCTCATTTAGAACGCTCCTTTCGTCCAGCTTCTGGGCTGGGGCTTTTCGGTGACAGGCGGCTCGGCATCTTTTACCATGCCGTCCTCAATGATGATCTGGCACTCGCTGCCGGTGGAGACCCGGGTGGCGATGGCCTGCAGGTGCTCTGCTTCCAGCCAGCGGCCAAACTCGGTCAGGGTGGTCATGTCCATCTGCTCCAGCTTGTCCAGCAGCACAAAACCGCAGTCCGGGTTCAGGCGGCGGACGATGGCGGCGGCTACCCGCAGCTGGTCACTGCCGGACATATCCCGCCAGTGCTTTCCTTTATAAGTAAGGGCACCGTCCTCCACACTCAGCTCAGGCAGGGGCAGGTCGGCACCGTTCAGCAGGGCCATGCGGTCAGCCCGCTTCTGGGTGATGGCTTCGGTGAGCTTGTCGTAGTCGCTGGCATACCGGGCCGCTTCATCCTCGGCGCGGGACTTTTCCAGGTTGGCCCGGACCTTGCGGTTGGTCTCCTCGATGCCCCGGATGGATGCCTCCAGCTCTGCGGTGGATTCGTCCTGCAGCTGGGCAACGGTCTTTTCGGCATTTCTCCGCTGGTTGATCAGTTTGGTGTGCTTGGCACCGAGTTCCTGATACTGTTGTTCCAGCTCGGCAATGCGTTCACGGGTGCGTTTCAGTTCGGCCACGCACTGCTGCTCCTGACTCTCAAGCTCTGCGTACTGTGTCCGCAGCCGCTGATTCTCGCCGTTGCGGGCCAGGATCTCCTGCTGCTGACGGATGAGGTCGGAGGCGCTGACCGGTTCTTCCGGGGCATCGGGGTAGGAGATCAGCTCCTCGGCAAAGTGCTTTTTCTGCTGGGCCAGCTGGCCGGTGAAGGTTCGTTTGTCGTACAGAGACTTGATCTCCAGATCCCGGACGTGCAGCTCGGTGCCGATGCCGATGATGCGCAGCAGGATGTCCGCTTTCTCTTTGTCGGATGCTTCCATGAAGCGGGGCAGGTCAAGGGCCAGCGGCTCGATAAAGGCATTGAGCAGCTGCTGGCCGCTGCGCCGCCCGGTGGGGTCGGTAACGGTCAGGGTGCTGTTTTTGCCCTTGCGCTCCACCACCACGCCATTGGAAAGGGTGACCTTGAGATGGGCGGGAGCCACGGCCCCGTCCCGCTGTGCGGCATTGGGGCGGAAGCGGTCGCCGCCCAGCGCCCAGGCAAGGGCATCCAGCACGCTGGTCTTGCCCTGATTGTTGTTGCCGCCCACGAGGGTGAGCCCGGTGGGGGCGGGGGTGAGCGCAACGGCCTTGATGCGCTTGACGTTTTCGGCCTCAAGGGCCGTGATGGTTACAGACATCTGGATACCTCCCCTTGGATCTGTCCGAGTGTGTGAACGAGCATATTGGTCAGCTGCTCCCGCTGTTCGGGCGGAAGCCTGCGGAGGGACGGAACCACCATTTTGCCGATGTTCTGGAAAGAGCGGTCGGCCAGCAGCACGTTGTCATAGGAGCTGTGGGCATCCTGTTCACTGCCGGAAGCGGCCTGTTCCAGCTGTGCCCGCAGGTCGGCGGTCATCTTGGCGGCCATTTCCCTGGCCTGACGCTCCACCTCTTCCTTGTCCACCACCGTAGTGATGGGTTGCTTCTTGAGTGCATCATTCTCGGCCTTGAGCTTGTCGCCCCGGAGCTTGGCCGCTTCGGCCATCTGCCGGGAGCCTGCAAGCTGGTTCTCCGCGTCCTTAGCGCGGGCTTCGGCCCTGTCGCGTTCAGCTTCGGCTTTCTGGCGCTGGAGGTTGGCCGCAATGCGGCTCTCGTCTGCATCGTGGTAGCTCTGCTGGAGCTTGGCGTTCTGCTCGGTCAGGCCCTGAACATCCGCAAGGGCGGCATCCCGCTGGGCTTCGACATCTTGGATGTGGCTTTCCGCCCAAGCAGCCCGATTCTGGGCACCCAGCAGCTTGTCCCGCTCAGTCTCGGCAGCATCGGCGCGCTCTTTCTCGGCTTTGATCTGGGCAAGGGCTTCCTGATACTGCTTGTTGGTGGTGATGTCACCACTCTTAACCTGCTCCACCAGCTCTGCCGGGGCGCTGGGCTTTGCCACGGCATACAACAGAGTGGGAGACAGCTCCTTCAGGATCTTCTGCTGGCGGGGGCTGCTTCCGTCCAGCAGTGCCGAGACCTGCAACAGCCGGTAAGCGGTATCCTTGGTGATGCCGATGGACACGCACCACGCCCGGAAGGTATCTTCTTTTTTGGCGAACTTACCGTTGTCGCATTGTGCGACAACGGTGCCGCACAGCGCATCATGGGCAGCGGCAATGGCATTGCCCATGTGGACAAGGCCGCGTTCGGCCATCTGCTTGCCGTGGCGGTATTCGTTCTCCGCAAAATGCAGGTCTTCCACGGTCTGGTCGGTCAGGCCGGAATAATCAAACGCCGGGCGCATCGCATCCGGCACGGTGGTTAGGGGCTTGTCCTGCATGGCACCAGCTGTTGATACAGAAGAACCGCCCGCCGATGCGGCAGGGGCCGACTCCTCCTCTACCGGGTCAATGGGTGCGTTCTTGCAGGGCTTGGCATCCCTGAGAGCGGCGAGCATCTGCTCCGGAAGTTCGTAGTCGTCCATGGGGATGAACTCGTCGCTGGTCAGAAACGCTTCCGGGGTCAGCCGCTTTTCAGCGGTCTTGGCCTTGTCGAACTTCTGTGCCAGCAGATGGCTTTCCTTCCAGACCCGTGCGGATTCATCCCAGCGCCAGAAGCGCCCACGGGTATAGGCGTAGTAAACATCGTTGCTGTTCTGGCTGATGATCATATCCTCACCTCCGTGCCCTTCAGGCGGTCCAGCATCTCGGTCTGCACATCCTTGTTCATGGGCTGGATGTTGTTGCCCTTCCAGCCGTAGCAGAGGATGGGCCCGTAAAGCTGGCGGCCCCGGTACTTCCGGTTGAGCAGACTGGCGGGCTGGATGGGACCATCGTACCGGCCCACGAACAGCACCGCCGGGGTGCGGGGCATCACGATCATCTCGCAGGGCGTGCCCAGCCGGTTCTCAATGGCCCACAGGCTGTCGGGCAGGGATGCGATCACCGGGGCCTTGCCCGGTTCGGCTAAAATACCTTTCATTTGTAAAATCCTTTCTGATGTGATATCATCAAGGGGATGGGGCTTGTGAATTCCATCACCCTTTGGGCTCGTCCGTGTTACCAGCACGGGCGGGCTCATTTTTGTTGATGTCATTGGCATCCTCTTCTGCGTTGCCGAGTACAAAGCTTTTGATAAGCGGTAACCAGTCCGGTGTCAACTCGGAGATGTACCTTTTGGCATAGTAGTAATAGATTGCGTTGCTGACCCTCGGGGAGCCGGTGGTCCGCTGGTCCTTGACCATGTAATTTACCTGGTTCCGGCTCAGGCCCATGCCCATCAGGAGATTCTTCAGACGTTTCGTTTTCATGCGCCCTTCCGGTTCTGCCGGTAGTCCGGCTCTTCGGTGCGGGCGTGGGTGCGGTCAACGCGGCCATAGCGGTGGTTCTTCCGGGTCATTTCCAAGTAGCGTCCATAGCCGAAGCAAGTAATTGCCAGCGTAGCTATGAGAACGGCAGCCAGCACCCGGATGCCCCAGAAGTTGGGCAGGATGGCATTGAAGCCGTCTCCCGCACTGGCGGAACCAATCAGCAGGGCAATGCCTGCGGCGTACAGCAGGTTAATTTTCAGCTTCATGCGGGTTCCACCTCCTGCCAGCAACTCGGTGCCGGGCGGCATTTGTCTTCAAAGCTGAAAGCAATGACCTGATGCCACTCGCCGTTATCGAATACCTGAACCGGTGTGTCCCGGTATTCAGGGACTTCCATGCCAGTCATCAGGAGCCCGGACGGGCGAACCTTCCCCCAACGGAACCATAGGTCTACCAGTGAGGGAGCAATGTACGGGCATCCAGTGGGCGCTGCGGCCCGCTCGGATGCAAGGGTGTAAGGTTTCATGCGGTCTTTTCCTCCTTTGCGATTGCCGGGAAGAAATACTCCCCGATTTTTTCGGGCGGAATGTGCAGCACGGTACAGATGGCGACAATTTCTTTCCAGCTCCACTTTCCGGCGTTTTCTGGCATGTTGACACGCTCATATAAGGTACTGCGGGGAATACTGGTTCGCTCTGCCAGTTCTTGAATTTCCAGCCCCTCGTCCTCAATGAGACGGCGGAGCTTGAGGTAAGGCTTCTTCATGGTTTTCATCTCCTTGTTGATGGCTCCCTTCTGCGGTATACTTGGGCAGAAGGAAGGTGAAATTATGAAATTGTATCACATTGATAGATTAAGAACACTGACGGATGGGCAAAGAATTGAACTCAAACCGCTCTCCGAACTCAGCAACTCTGTGCGGAACTCTCATTTTGTGAAATCATTTCAAAATGGACTGTCCCACCATGGCGAGTATTATCTGGACACGCGACTAAATTTTAAATTGTGCCGAGAACTTTCCTACGATGGATTTTCTTTAATACGAGCAAATGAACTTGATCAAGACATCAGGTTTTCTCGCAGCAAAAGCATTGAATTGGCTCTTGAAATGATTCGGCAGCACAATTTTCCAGATGCTCCATCACGCCTGACATCTTTTTTTGCTCTAGGTTCATTGCAGGGATCTGATTGGGAGCTTCTGCGAAAAAATGCTCAACAGATATTTGAATTTGAAGCTCCTGACGATACGCCCGTTTATGATGCGTCACTTTTATTTGGCGGAATGGATTTGCTTTGGAATGGCGATTATTGGAAAGTAGACTTTTCGGTAGCAGAGTTTTATGATCACTTATACGCCTATTGGGCTGGTGAACGCACACAAACGCCGCAACTGGAATACTTAGTTCAACTTCCGACCCTGCCAATTCACAAAGTTTATTTATAACGTTCAGTTTGCATGGTGTGCGCACCAATCGCCCCAAACTCAGATAAGCTTTGCGAATGTACTGCCGAATCCGCTTCGCCCGAATCCTCAATAACCCGCTTGTGTGTCAAATTGCTTTGGGATGTGTTGTAAACGGGGCTAAGTGCTAACTGGTTTACAACCTGCGATTGCCGCTCTTGTACCGCTAATACAAGAGCGGCAATTTCTTTGGGCTTGCCAACAATTTCGATTTTCACGTTGTTCACCTCCTTTGATGTAACTTCACAGGTTACTCAGTGGCCGAAAAATACAGCCTGCGGATTGTCGATACTTAAAAGCTCTACAATCTTTGAGGCTTCGTCCGTGCCAAAGACACGTTTCTTGAGCTTGCGAGTTAAGGTTTGCTCCGAAATCCCGAGCTCTTGAGCCAATTTTTTCTGGGTGTAACCCGCTCTGACCATGTACGACTTGAGTAAATTGACATTTACCACGTTTTCACCTCCAAACGACCTCGATGTAACTTGTGAGGTTACGAGTATAATAACACCATATCTGTAACCTGTCAAGTTATTTTTGGTAATTCAATTAAAAATATTGTAAACCGTCAGTTTATCTGCTATACTATAGATATTAAAGGAGGTGCTC